AAGGTTTCATTAGAAGAAGCTGAAGTTTTATTTGAACAAGAATTTGAGATAGGTGAAATGACAGAAGAGAAAAAAGATAAAAAAACTAACTTTCCAAGTCCTGGGGATAACATGCAAGTCAGCATTTCTAACTCAAAATATAAACAGTTTCCGTATGGTTATGCAAAAGACCTAAAAGAGAATTGGCCAGAGATATGGAGAAGAGCAGGTAATGGTGGTAACCCACCTACTTCCTTTACTGGAAATGATGCATTTAGAAATTGGACTAAATATAAATCAGGTGATAGAAGTGAATCTGTTCTGAACTGGGTTCGTAGAAGAGAACGTTATATGGGAAGACACCAAAACAACAATAGACTTAACGGTACTATTGCAAATATTAAATGGGGTGGTGTTTCAAACATTGGCGTTTCAGCTATGAAGAAAATTATCAATGACCAAAAAAAAGTAGTCAGACAAAGGCGTAAAGAAGCAGCAGAATTAGCCAATACAATGGCCGATGAAATTGCATCTAAAGCTGTATCTGGCAGAATTAGAAAAACTTTAACTAATAAGGTTGAAGAACATAATTCTAAAAATCCAAAACACAGAACAAATCTTAGAACTTTGATTTCTGTGTTTAATCGAGGTGTAGGTGCTTACCGCACAAACCCAGGTTCAGTTAGAGGTAATGTTACATCAGCTGACCAGTGGGGTGTGGCCAGAGTTAATGGGTTCTTACACGCTTTGCGTACAGGACGATTTAAGAGAAAACCTTACGACCAAGACTTACTACCTTCTTCCCATCCACTCTCATCTAAAAAAAGTGGGGAGAAAGCAGCAAGTGTTAGAGTAGGTCAATCTGTTAGTTGGTCTATAAACAAGGACCCAGACCCACCTTCAACAGTTCACGGTGTAGTAACAAGTGTTGCTAAAGATGAAGCAACTATGCAAGTATGGGCAATCATGGAAGATGGAAGTCATAAAAAGACAGACAGAAAAGTGACTATGCCTATCTCAAAATTAACTGTTATTAAAGATATAACAAAATAAATACCACTTGTTTTATAACTATACGTTATAGTTTTTTATATATGCACCTTAATAAATCTGTTAACAGTTTATATAGGAGATGCACTCGTGAGTGAAATTAAAAATATCGACTTAGAATTTAAAGCAGAAGATGAAGGTAAAGTTTCTGCTGTATTCTCAGTCTTCAATACATTAGACAGTGACGGTGACGTTGTTGTTCAAGACGCAATCAAATCAGGATTTAAATCAGGTTCAGTTCCAATGGTATGGGCTCATAAATGGGATATGCCAATTGGTAAAGGACAAATCAAACAAGATAGTGGTAAGGCCACATTTGAAGGTGAGTTCTTTATGGATACAGAATCTGGTAAAGAAGCATATAACTTAGTTAAAGCAATGGGAGACCTACAACAATGGTCTTTTGGCTATAAAGTTAATGATTCTGAAAGAGGAAAATTTAAATCTGGCGACAAAGATGTTGACGCTAGATATCTTAAAGATTTATCAGTGTATGAAGTATCTCCAGTTCTTGTTGGTGCAAACCAAGAGACCTACACAATGGCAATTAAATCAAACAATGAATTGCTTGAAGAGTTAGCAGAACAAAAAGGTGTACTCGGACACTCTACATTTTATGATAACGAAGAATCAGCAGAGGAAGTTGAAGAAGTCGAAGAAGAAAAATCAGGTTGCGATTGCAACTGTTCAACACCTTTAGCAGATAATGTATCAGACGAAAAGGCATATCATTCATGTGACTACGGTAAAACAGGTAAATGTGCCAAAGAGATGAAAAAGTCTGATGATGATATAGAAGTTTCAGAGGAAGTAAAAAAATCTTTCTCAGAAGAAGTCAAAGACGTGCTTGCTGCGTTAAACGGCTTGATGACACGTGCTAACGCCATTGCGATGTTACGTGCAAAAGATGGAAGGAAAATAGGAGTTAAGGCTACTGAAGCATTAAGGGCTGTTCAGGAAGACTTACACGATGCTTGGACTGAATTAGACCAATTCATCGAGGAAGTTGGAACCGAAGGTGCTTTAGAGCTCGACTTAGAAGACGAACAAACTGAAGAGATTGAAGATGTTGTAGAAGAACCAACAGATTCAGTCGATACCGAAGAAGTAGCAGTTGAACCAGAAGAAGACACAGAGAATCCTGAAGAATCTGATGAAGTAGAAGTTACCGAGGTTCCAGTAGATAACACAGAATCAGTCGAAGAAGACCTTGACGACGAAGTGTGGCTTGAGTCTCAAAGACTATTAGCAGATGCTATGGTAGTTGAGGCAGACGACACAGAAGTATAAGTAATCTAATAGGAGATAATTTACAGTGAGTAAAGTAGAAGAGCTTAGAGAAAATATATCTAAATCTCGTGAAGAACTTAAATCTGTATTTGATGCTCCAGCTGAAGATGGTAAGTACTCAGCAGACCAAAAAGAGAAAATCAAAGGTCTGAATGAGGAACTTGCTGGTTCATTAGACGAGCTTAAGATTGAAGAATCAAAAGCTGCTAATGAAAAAGCTATGGAAGTTAGCAACAACGTTGTTAATGAACTTCCTGTAGTTGAAGAAGCTCCAGCTGGTATTAAATCAATAGGTGAGCAATTCACAAACACTGATGCTTATAACAATTACATGAGCAATGGTGTTAAAGGCGTAGATTCTCAAGCAGAATTTAAAACAACTTTAAATACCACAGGTTATCCACCAGAGTCATTAAGAGCACCTGGAATATTAGAGACAGCTTTAAGAGACCCAAATGCTGTTATTGGATTGTTTGACCAAATCACAACAGACCAAAACGCATACGTATATCTTGAAGAGACAACATTCACAAACAATGCAGGTGAAATTGCAGAAGCAGGAGACATCTCCTCTGCAAATGAAGGTGCATTGGCATTTACAGAAAGAACAGAATCAATCAGAAAGATTGCTACTTTCTTACCTGTAACTGACGAATTGTTGGCTGACGTTTCTGGTATTCAAGGATATGTTAATTCACGTCTCACAACTATGATGAGATTAAGAATGGACAACCAATTACTAAACGGTGATGGTTCAGCTCCAAACTTGACTGGTGTATTAAACAAATCTGGTATTAACACATTTGACTATTCTTCATACGCTGGAGAATTGAACAGACTTGGACAAGTTTATCAAGCAATTACTGAAATCAGAAAAGACGCTTTCGTCGAACCTGATACAGTATGTATGCATCCAAGTGACTGGTATCAAATCGTTACAGCAGTAACAGACCAAGCAGGAACATCCTCAGCTGGTTATGCAAGCAAAAACCCATTAATCGTCGCCGCTGGTGGCTTTGGTGGAGACGTTGCTGCAAGACTTTGGGGTCTTAAAGTAGTTCCAAGCACAGCAATCGCAGAAGGTACCGCATTAGTCGGTAAATTCGGTGGTGGCGATGCTGCTCAAATTGTCATGAGACAAGGTGTTGACCTTGCAATATCTGACAGCCATAGTGACTTCTTTGCGAAGAATCAACTAGCTATCAGATTAACCATGAGAATGGGCTTTGTGGTCTATAAACCAACAGCTTTCTGTTCTATAACAAACTTCTAAGTTTGATTTAGACGATAGTGAGAAGAGCCCTCTTCGGAGGGCTTTTCTAATACCAAGTAATTTTATTTTATAAGTTAGGATTAATGATTATGTATACAATTCCAGAAAAAAATATTTATAAGCTACCTGATGGAAAGCTTTGGGAAGGTGACCCAGTAGATGTGCCAACTTCACAAGCTGACCTAGTTGCTAAAGCTGGTAAAGAGTACCCTACTGATTGGCTCAAAGAGCAAGGTTGGGGTAAGAAAGCTAAAGCTGAGAAAAAAGCTCCAGCTAAAAAGGCTCCAGCTAAAAAGGCTCCAGCCGAAAAAGCAGTTAAAAAATCAGACGTAGAAGATAAAGCAGTTAAAAAAGACGTCGAAGACAAGTAGGGAGGTCTAAATGGCTTTCTCAACGGCAGCTGATGTAGAGTCTTATACCCAAATAGACTTCGATTCAGACTTAGAGACTCATTTAACTAATAACATAATTCCTTTTGTTGACGCAGCAATAAACCAGTATGTAGGTTATAACCTAGAATATGGTTCTAAAACAGAAACCTTTACTGGTGACCAAACAAGAGAAATATTTTTACGACATTTACCTGTACGTTCTATTACTTCTGTAGTAGAAGACGACACAACATTAACACAAGGTAATTCAGCTGACTATGTTTTTTATGACAGTGGTAGATTAAGAAGGCTTGGGAAAAGATGGTCTTATGCTAAAGAACAGAATATAGTAGTAACATACGTAGCTGGCTATACAGCATTTGGCGGTGGGGTTTCGACAGACTTACCTATACAGATAAAAATGGTTTCTTCAAGAGCATCCGCTCGTATGTTAGAAGCAACTATAAGTGTATCATCACAACAAGAACCTGGTGAAATATCAGCACAAGGTTCCTCAACTGCTGGTAATTTTAATTTAGCTGTATCTGAAAGAATAGGAGACTATTCAGCAGATTACAGTATAGGATTAGACGCTTTATCTTTGTCACCTTTAACAGCTTCAGACATGAGTTTGTTATCGCCGTATAGGAAAAGTTACTTTGTCTAATGCCTAATAAGATTGCTCCGACTACAGAAGAGGCTAAAGAACTCTTTAAAAAACAACCATCTAAAAAATTAAAAGATTGGGCTAATGAATGGGGTGTTTCTGTAGAAAGAGTTAGACAAATCAAAGTAGAGGCAGGAATAAAACCAATGTCTGAAATAGATTATGACATTGTAGAAATTATTATTGAAAAAATAAAACATGAAGGTTATACATATACACAAAGAGATACTTATAAAAATACACCTATTGGTTTTGATAGATTTAAAACATGGTGTATGAAAGACCCTTCTATTAAAGAAGAAGTGGATAAAGCAAGAGAACACTATTTGTCTTCTGATAAAGACGAAAAGAAATGTTACAGGTGTGAAAAAGTATTGCCTATATCTGAATATGATAAATCACAAAAATACAAAGATGGTTTGAATAGATATTGTAAAACTTGCCATACATATATTCTAGATAACAAAGATAAAGAAAAGAAAAAAACTTGTCTTATGTGCAAAAAGACTCTATCACAATCCTCATTTGATAAAAGCAGAACATTTAAAGATGGCCTTACTGTATTTTGTAAGAAATGTAAATCTAATGAAAGACGTTCTAAAAGAGCCCTTACTCAAAACCTCAACCTATAGTCATATACCTTAAATTTAAAAAAATCTCACTATATTATTTAATATGGCAGGTAAATATCCAGAGAGATTACTAATTCACTTAGTTAATGTACAAAGAGTATCTAATACAGCCGTAGACAGTAGAGGTTTGAAATCTACAACCTGGTCTGATTCTAGTACTAATGTAAAAACTAGATTAGTATTCCAAAGTGAACAAGAGAATAGAGATGGTAGAAATACTGTTATACAGTCGTGGTATGCATATTTTGGGGGTGACGTTGACGTAAAATCTTCTGATAGGTTATATGAACCTAGTTCTGGTAAATACTTTGAAATTGAAAGTATCAGAAAACATCAAAATAGGGTGGGTAGAGATTTTATGGTTCAAGCTTCTTTACTCTTTAGAGAGTAATGTCTAGATTTAGTAAAAGAACAGTATTAAACAATGCTGGTGAAACAGTAATTGAAAACAGGGTTACCTATGCATCCGAAGAGCGTGCTAAATTTATATCAGATAGAAATCAAAGAACTGTATATAGAGGTCTAAGACACTACAATAACGCTAAATCTATTGGTGCTAAAACAAGTTTCTTAAACACACTTTCATCAGGAACATATTCATTAATGCAAGGATTTAATGACATTAGTGCTTTCATGGCATCCGATAACGTAATACGTTCTATAGGTGCACGTTTTGCTTGGTCTATTGGAGGTAGAGCTTTAGGTAGGGTACAGGGGAAAGTTACACCAACTAGAGGTGGTCCACTTGGTCGTTTTATGCGTGTCCAGGCTGGTAAAATGTCTCGTGATGTTCTTGCAGGTGCTATGAACTTTTTTGTTAAAACAGACTTCACAATTCATAACGTCAAGAGAATACAAAGAGATGTAGAAAGGCAAATGAATGAAACTAGAGCATTAGGACCTCAATGGGAAGCACTTACTGTAGCACAAGCAATAGCTACTGCACCTGACCCATACGGAACCCATGCACAAAAAATAATGAGAAATGGTAAAAAGTCTGTACCTGCTGGTGACAAAATATCAAGACTTAGTACAAGAACAGATGTATTACGTCAACTTTCATCATCAGGACTATCTGTGCATGAACAAGCACACTTTATGAGATTAGTAGAAACTGGTGCTGATATGAAAGATGCAGTACAAATAATAAACTCTGGTAGATATGAAGCATCTAGAATGCTAGATGTAATACACAGACTAGAATCAGGAAAAGTTGGATACAATAAATATGGAGGATTAAATTTAGAGGGCTTGGACAGAAGTGATAAAGCAATGCGTATGGGTATTAGAGCTTTTCAAAGAAGAGTAAATAATGCTTCTAGTGCGAGATTGCCATTGCCTTTTGATAATATGGATGAAGCGAGTCCTTTTGAGTTATCATTAGGTAGCTCTATAAGTGCAGGTGAAATGGCGGTAATAGCTGATGAAGCTGCTTATTTATATATGACAGCTGAAGACGAAAGTGCACAAGCAGTTATTGTAGAAAATTTTGCAAATTATAGAATGGCACTAAACGCTGCTGCTGAAGGAATAAAGAAATGGCAAAGGGGTTACAAAGGTTCTAGAAGTGGTGCACCTTTACCACCAGAAAAATATCATAAAAACAATAAAGACCCTCATTACAAAAGCAGAGCTGAAAGATTAAAAGTCCAACAGCAATCTCTAGTAAATCAAGGTAAACATAATATTTGGAACCAAAACGGACTAAGAAACAATATGATATTTTCTGGAAGAATATTACAGAATGCATTACGTAAAGAAGACACTCAGTTCATGGATGGATATGACTTTAGAAGTATGGAGCATAATTTTTATGGTGACCACGCTGTCAATAACAATTTTTACAATACTGCATACTCTACTAACAGACCTTCTGATAATAACTATGTAGCAAGCAGGGCTCAAATTCAAAAAGGTATTAGAGCTTTGACACCTGCTGAAAAACAAGGATTAAACTCAGGATATTTTTTAACATTTGGTGTTGTTTTTGAAGCTAAGGAAGGTTTAAGAGATATTCAACAAATTGAGTTTGGTGGACCTGCTACTGACTTAACAAGGAAACTAATTAACAGAACTGATAATTTTATTTATCCAAGAAGTTTATTTTTTCATAGTGCTGCTGAAGTTGCTGCTAACAAATTAGACATAGATGCTGAGTTGGCTTATTCACAAGGTTATAGAGGGTCTATGGGTAAGGCACAAAATAGATTTGACAAGATGGGAAGAAAGCAATCTATGCAAGCAGAAAAGAAATTTACAATGATTGTAGATAGAGAATTAAGAGACGTTCAATCTATGGAATACAAAAGAGAGATGGGAATACAAATTACTAACTCAGGTGTTAGGAGTAAAAATGTATTAATGACTTCTATGAT